GCAGGCGCAGGCCGGGGCCATGGTGCCCACGGTGCGGGCGGCCCCTGCGGCGCTGCCCGCGGCCCCCGCCGCGCCCGGCATTGCCGAGATGGAAGCCGAGACCCGCCGCAACAACAGCCGCCTGAAGCTGGCCCAGATGTGGCTGGCCATGGCGGAAACGGCGGGCAAGGCCAAGAAAGCCCACTACCGCCAGTGCGCCGAGAACGCGCTGCTGGGCAAAGCGTAACCAACTAAATACCGCACCGCCCACCCTTGCAAGAGGGTGGGTGGAATTTTTTATACCTTTATGATAGGAGCCTGCCATGAACCGACTGCACCGCTGGATGATCGAGAAGTTTTTGCCACGCTACGCGCACGAGCTGCTGCTGGACGAGCTGGCCGCCACCGACAAACGGCTGGCCGCCGCCCGGCAGACCATTGCCGAGCTGAGCGCCGAGAACCGGGCACTGCGGTTTGCCCTGCGGCAGATCGGGCGCGGGTGCCGCACGGAACGGGAGGGCGCGCCGCCGCATGAAAGTGACGAAATATTGTGAGCATTGCCCGTGGCGCAGCGCAGACCCCTACTGCCTGTGGCCGCGCTGCTTTAAGAAGTACTTGACAGGACCACAACAGGAAAGGAAGAAGCAAGCCGATGAACGCATTGCTGCGGGCGCTGACGGACAGCCGCGGAATTGAGAACATTGAACAGGCGCTGGGAATGCCGGACATTACCAGCGACGCCATGCGACGCGCCATCGACGGATGGTTTGACGCCTGGTTCAGCCGGGTGCCCCCGGACGAGGAGGACCCCTGCCAGCGCATCCCCTACGCCGTGGTGAACAAGCTGGGCAAGGCGGTGTTTGCGGAGTACGACAGCAGCCTGCAAAACACCGGCACCCCCAAGCTGCAATACCTGGACCGCGCGCGGCAGGCGTTCGACGCCAAAAAGCGCGAGCTGCTGCAATGGTGCATGGTGGGCGGCGAGACGTGGGCCAAGCCGGTGTTTGCGCCGGACGGCCTGACGTGGCAGGTGATCCGGCGCGACGCGGTGCTGATCTTGGGCCGCGCGCCGGACGGGCGCGTGACCGACCTGGCCTGCTGCGAAAAAAGCGTGGTGGCCGACCGCCAATATTACACGCTGGTGGAGCGGCGCACGACGGGGCCGGACGGGCGGCTTACGATAGAAAACCGGCTGTACCAGGCTGACAACAAGGCAACGCTGGGGCGGCGGGTGCCGCTGCAAAGCCTGGCGCAGTACGAACGGCTGGCCGACGCCTACACCTACCCCGCGCCCCTTGACGGGCTGGGGCTTGTGGCGCTGAAAATGCCGACAGTCAACTGTGTGGACGGCAGCCCGGACGGCGTGGCCGTGTATGAGCCTGCCATGGGGCTGATCCACAACATCAACCGCAACGAGTACCAGCTGGCGCGGGAGTTTGAACTGGGCCGGATGCGCATTGCCGCCAGCGCCGACCTGCTGACAGCGGAGAACGGGCGCAAGCGCCTGCGGGACGACTTGTTCGTTGGGCTGGAGGGCAGCGAACAGACGGTGGGGATCACGGCGTTTGCCCCGGCGCTGCGCAACGAAAACTACGAAGCACGGCGGCAGGCCTACCTGAAGGCCGTGGAGAACCTGCTGGGCGTCAAGCGCGGCATTTTGTCCGACGCCGAGGCCGTGAGCAAAACGGCCACCGAGATCAACTCCAGCGCCGGGGATTACAGCCTGTCCATCATTGAGTTCCAGAACCTTTACTATGACGCTTTGCAGGCCGCGCTGCGCCTGGCCGACCAGCTGGGGCAGGCGTACCGCCTGTGCGACGGCACGGCCTGGGACACAGAGGTTTTGAACGTGACGTGGGGCAACGGCGTTTTGTACGACGCCGACAAGGAATGGGCCGACCGGCTGGCCATGGTGCAGCAGGGAATGCTGCGCCCGGAACTTGCGCTGGCGTGGAAGTTTGACCTGCCGTGCGATACCGAGGAGGACCTTGCCGCCATACGGCAAAAGTATATGCCGACGATGCAGGACATGGAAAGCTGAGGGATAAGCGATGACCGCCACACAGCGCGAGGGCCTGAGCGACGCGGCACTTGCCCTGACGCAGCCCGTGATCGACGAGCTTTTGAAGGACATTGCCCGGCGCATCAAAGACGCCGGCGCCATTACCGACACGGCGGAATACCAGATCTACCGCGCGCAGGCGCTGGGCGAGAGCAAGCAGGCGATCAAGGCCGCTGTTGCCAGGCAGATCAAGGCGCAGGACAAGGTGATCGACAGCCTGTTCGACTACATTTTGGACAACAGCACACCCCTGACCGCGAACGGCAGCCTGAAGCAGATCGCAGAGGGCTACGCCAAAATGAGCCGCCAAAAGACCGCCGAGCAGCTAAAAAACCTGTGGGCGGACACGCCGCAGGGCAAGGTGCTGCCCATCCAGGACGCCTACGCGAAGGCGCTGGACTTTGCCTTCCGCCAGACCGTGACGGGCGCGCTGGACACGGAGACCGCCATCCGCCGCGCCTGCGCGCCGCTGGCCAAGCGCGGCCTGCGCACCATTGAACAGAAAAGCGGGCGCAGCGTGGGCATTGAGTACGCCTGCCGCCGCTACCTGATGGACCAGCTGGGTGAACTGGACGACGAGGTGCAACAGGTGACGCACGATGAGCTTGGCTGCGACGGCTGGGAGATCAGTGCGCACCTGGCGTGCGCGCCCGACCATGAGCCGTACCAGGGGCGACAGTACAGCGACGCCGAGTACGAGAAACTGAACAACAGCTTACAGCGGCGCATTGGGCATTTGAACTGTGGCCACACGGCCAGCCCCATCATTTTGGGCGTGAACGCGCCGCAGTACACCGAGGAACAGCTGCGGGAGCTTGCCGACGCCAACGAGCGCGGCGTGACCTACAACGGGCAGCACTACACGCTGTACGAGGCTGGGCAGGAGCAGAGCCGGTTGGAAAACGCCGTCCGCACCTGCAAGCGCCACATTTTGATGAACCGCGAAACCGGCGACGCCAAAAACCTGAAGAACAACCAGATCCGCCTGCGGGTGCTGCAAAGCGAATACGGCAAGTTCTGCAAAGCGACGGGCCTGCCCACGCGCACCGAGCGCCTGCAAACGGCAGGCTTTGGCCGCAGCGAGGCGAACAAGGCAGTGTGGGAGTATAAGAAAAGCTCCGGCACCAAAGCGTCCGACCTGGGCGGGCAAGCGCTGCACACCGTCACGGACGAAGCGATACAGGCTGTGCCAAAGCCGTTTTTCCGGGGGCTGAGCAACAAAGCCAACACGGCGGCGCAGGGCTATGCCCGCGACCTGCTGACGAAGGTGAAAGACCTGCCGCTGGGCACCGAGGCTACGGTATCCTTTACCGAGGACGGGCAATGCAGCTGGGAAGTGGGCGACCTGAAGGAAATGCGCGTTAAAGTGAAAGACCTTCAGGTCCCGTATTATTCCTTGCACAACCACGCGAGCAATGGTATACTTAGCCCAGAGGATATTTTCCAGCTGGCCAAACACGACAACATGAAAGGCATCGGCGCAGTTGGGCATGATGGCGCACTGCATACCTGTGAAAAGGTGTTCGGATACAAGAAGGAAAACTTCAACCGCTGGATGGACGGCCTGCTTGAAAAATATCCTCTATATCAGAGCCAAGATGCAAATAAAGTTGAAACAGCACTGAAACAGCGCATCGACCTTGCAAACGAACTCCGGCAGGATGGTGATAAACATGGACTCCGCTTTTCGGGATAACCCGGCCACACCAAAAGAAATTGAGCGCTGGCGTGGAAATATTGCCAAGGCGCGCCCTTACACGGACGATGACCCTGAGCCGTGTTATTTCGACTGGATTCCAGACCCTGCACGTTCAAATGCGACTGTTGCTATGGAGCTTTTGAAGGCTGCCGGTCTGTGGACAGAAGAAGATGAACGCATTGCCTTTGGTCCGCACGATGAGGATTAAACCCAATTTAATTGCCGCTTGCACCCCAATTAAGGGGTGCTTTTTTGATGCTTAAATTTTGATACGGAGATGCCTTTATGCCTCACAACCGTACACCCCCGAACCGCCCCGGCCCCAGCGGACCGGGGCAAAGCTATACCCCGCCCGGCCCACGGCTGTGGCCGCACCGCAACCGCCCGCGGGACAAGCTGCCGCGCCAGACCCGTAAGCCCACCATATATAAGGAAAGGACAGACCCGCATGATCGAATGGATGAAAGAGATCCTGGGTGATGCTTACACCGAGGACATTGACAACAAGATCACCGCCAGGCTGACGGCGGACTACGCGCCCAAGGCCGACCTGGAGGCCGCCAACACTGCCAAAAGCGAAGCTGAAGCCGCGCTGGCCGCGGCCAACGACAAGTACAAGGACGTTGACATCGACGCCCTGCGCGCCGATGCCGAGAAGTACAAGGCGGAGGCCGCCCAGGCCCGCAAGGACGCGGACGAGCGCGTGGCCGCCGTGCAGTTTGACGGCAAGCTGGACGCCGCTATCACCGCCGCGCACGGGCGCAGCGCCAAGGCTATCCGCGCGCTGCTGGACGTGGATACCCTGAAAGGCAGCGACAAGCAGGACGAAGCCATCACCGCCGCCCTGGCCGCGCTGCAAAAGGACAGCGGCTACCTGTTTGAGAGCGGCGAAACCCCGCCGCCCTACGCCGCCGGAACCGGCAGCACCGCGCTGCACGGGGCCGACGCCGACACCGCGATGCGGCAGGCCATGGGCCTGCCCATCGACAACTGATAGGAGGAATGCCCTATGGCAAATGCAATCGAACTGGCAAAAAGCTATGTGCCCAAGCTGGACGAGGTGTACAAGCTCGCCTCGCTGACCGCCATGCTGGACGGCGCGTCCGACCTGGCAAGGCAGGGCGCGAACGCGAACGAGCTGATCATCCCCATGATGACGATGGACGGCCTGGCCGACTACAGCCGCAACAGCGGCTATGTGCAGGGCGATGTGACCCTGACCAACGAAACGGTCAAGTGCAACTTTGACCGCGGCCGCCGCTTTACCGTGGACACCATGGATGACCTGGAAACGGCAGGGCTTGCTTTTGGCCGCCTGAGCGCCGAGTTCATCCGCACCAAGGTGGTGCCGGAGCTGGATGCCTTCCGCTTTGCCGCCTACTGCGGCAAAACCGGAGTCACGAAGGTGGAAGGCGCGCTGGCGGACGGCAGCGCCGTTTTGCAGGCGCTGCGCGCAGCCAGCACCGCCCTGGATGAAGCCGAGGTGCCGCTGACCGAGCGCTACCTGTTCATCACGCCCAGCCTGCACGGCATGGTACAGGACCTGGACACCACCAAGAGCCGCGAGGTGCTGAACAACTTTGCCAAGATCACCGACGTGCCGCAGACCCGCTTTTACACCGCCATCAAGCAGCTTTCCGGCGCGAGCACCGAGAGCGCGGGCGGCTACACGAAAGGCGACGGCGCGGCGGAGCTGAACTTTATGGTGATCCACAAGCCCGCCGTGATCCAGTACACCAAGCACACCGCGCCCAAGATCATTGAGCCGTCCGTGAACCCCGACAGCGACGGGTACATTTTCGGCTACCGCATGGTGGGCATTGCGGACATCTACGCGAACAAGACCGCAGGCGTGTACGCGCACCACAAGGCGGTGGGCTGATGAGCAAGACGATCGGGTATATCCTGCCGAAGCCGACGCCCGCGCCGCAGGAGAAGCCTGCCGCGCCGAAAGCCGCCCGCAAAAAAGCGGATGCCGAACAAGAGAAGGCCCATGACTGACTTTAATTTTTACAGCGAAACCTACTGCGGCAGCCTGATCCCGGCCGATGCGTGGGACGCGGTGTGCCGCGACGCCGAGGCCCAGATGAACCGGTACGAGCGCATCTACCATGTCAGCTACCCGCAGACCGGCAGCCGCAATATGGCCGTGTGCGCCATGGCCGAGGCGCTGTACGAGTTTGCGCAGCTGCAGGACGCGGGCGGCGCGGTGCAGAGCGTGAGCGTGGGCAATGTGAGTGAGAACCGCGCGGCGGTGGCCGCGCCGGACACAAGCGCCGCCGCGCAGGCAGCGGAGCTGTACCGCCGCGCCGGGCTGTACGCCGACATTTACAGGGGGTGCTGAAATGCAGCGATATTTTGCCAGGGACCAGACCCTGACTTACCCGCTGTGCACGATGACCGTGACGGTGTACCACACGACGTTCAACCCGTTCGAGTGCCGCCGCGCCGTGCTGGAGGGGGTACACTATGAAACCCGCCGCACGGTGGCGGTGGACAAGACTGGCGCGGCACACAGCGCGGGGTACCTGCTTATTATCCCGCAAAAGACCGCCGCGCGCGTGAGCCCCACAGTTGACACCGGCATGGACGGCACCTATGTTTTGCAGCCCGGCGACCGTGTGGTCGCGGGCGAGGGGCCGGAAATCACGACCCGTGAGGAGTGGGCGGCGCTGCTGCCCAGCGACTACGACGTGACGACCGTAACCTGGGTGGAACAGAAATACTGGCACGGGCAGCCGTGCCATGTGGAGGCAGGGGCATGAAGTGCAGGGTGACCGTGGACATCCCGGACGGCGAGGGCTGGGTGGAAGCGCTCGGCCTTGGGCGGGACGGGCCGGTGCAGCAATTCCATACCGCAAATGTACTGCGGCGTATCCAGAAGTATATGCCGTACCGCACCGGCGCAACCATCAAGCTGACGATCGCGCAGACCGACACCCATGTGCCGGAGATCGTGACGGATAACCCGCAGGCGCGGTACCTGTATTACGGCATGAGCAAAAGCGGAAAGTCGCTGAACTATACCCATACCAAAAACCCGCTGGCCGGGCCGCGCTGGGATGAAGCCGTTATGGCCGCCGAGGGCGACGCCATGGCCGCCGACCTTGCGCGCTACATGAGGAGGATGCTGAAATGACAGACCTTGAATGCCTGATCGAATGGCTGAAAACCTACGATGGCTACGATATTCTGGGAAGCTGCCAGGTGGACTATACCGACCAGATCCCCAACCAGGGCTTTGTGTTCCCACAGGGCTTGGTGGAGGTAGAGCGCAGAGAGGATATTCTCGGAAACGTGACGCTAACCGACCGTTATAACTTTGGCCTGTATTTTACGTTTGAGAAGGCCCTGCAGGACGACACGGCAGCCCGCGCCAACGCAAGCTGGGTGATGGACTTCCAGCGCTGGGTACAGGAACAGAGCGCCCGCGGGCTTGTGCCGAACTTTGGCAATACCGAAACTAAAGCCACCGCGCAGGCCCAGAACGGTACACTGTACAGCGCCGAGGACAGCGGCACCGCGCTGTACATGGCAGTGCTTTCCGTCACATTCAAGCGAAAAATTGAAAATTGAGGTGAACTGATCCAGTGAAAATCGAACGCAAGTATATGGCGCATTACCTGAACACCGTCTTTGCGGGGGATACCGGTACGGCAGCCTATGTACGCCTTGGCAAAGACCTGGAAGAGTACAGCCCGGAGCTTTCGGCCAATGTTGAAAAGAAAAGCAACATCATGGGCGAAACGTCGGTGACCATCGACAGCTACCAGAAGCAGGGCGAAGTTGCCCCGTACTACGCCGAAAAGGATGACCCGCTGTTTACAAAGCTCCAGGCCATCATTGACGGTGATCTGGTGCTGGATGACCTGAAAACCGACATTGTGGAGGTCAAACTGTGGGAAACCGAATCTTCCGGTGCGTACCCCGCCGTGAAAGAGGAATGCTACGTTGAAGTCAGCAGCTACGGCGGCGACACCACCGGCTACCAGATCCCGTTCAATGTCCACTACACGGGCGTTAAAACGACCGGTACCTTCAACGTCAGCACAAAGACCTTTACAGCATCGACCTGATGAGAGCATGACAATGAGCGCCTTTGCGAATGAGCAAGGGCGCTTTTGTGATGCCCTGATCGGGCAATAAAACACGGAGGTTATACGATGAAACAACTTACCATTGACACCGGCGTCCAGGAGTTTGAGATCAACGGCAGCGGCGTGCTGCGCTTCAACCCCAGCGACCCCAACGTGTACAACCGCTTTTTTGCAGCCGAAACCACCCTGACCGAGCTGGACGCGGAAGCCCAGAAGCGAATGGAACAGATCGAGGCTGATTTCCCGGATGACAACCAGCGCGTTGGCGCGGAACTGGCCGTTTTGGCCGAGTATGACCGGAAGATTAAAGAGGTATTAAACGGCGTTTTTGGCGCGGGTAACGACTTTGACGAGATCCTGCATGGCGTGAACCTTGCGGCGGTCGCAGGCAACGGAAGGCGTGTGGTGACGAATTTGCTGGACGCCCTGACGCCGATCATCCGGGAAGGCGCAGAACGCAGCATGGAAGAAAAAGCCGACAAAGCCGTGCAGACGGCAAAGGCAAACCGCGCCGCACGCCGCGCTGCGGCCAAGAAATAATGCAGGGCTGGACGCTGCCGACCACAGTGACGGTTGGCGGGAAACCATATGCCGTGCATACCGACTACCGCGATATTTTGGACATCATCGACCACCTGCAGAACACCGATGATAACGAACAGGAGCGGTGGTATATTGCCATGGCGCTGTTTTACGAAAACTGGCGGGACATCCCCGCGCAAAACCGGCAGGAAGCTGCCGAGCGGATGGCGGAGTTTATCGCCTGCGGCAAAACGCAGGGCAAGCCCGGAGCCAAACGGGAAATCGACTGGCAGCAGGATGCAGAGCTGATCGTGGGCGGCGTGAACAAGGTCGCCGGGTGCGAGGTACGGGCGCTGCCCTACCTGCACTGGTGGACATTCATTGCCTACTTTATGAACATCGGCAGCGGGCCGCTTGCCACGGTGGTGGGCATCCGCCATAAGCTGGCAAAAGGGCAAAAACTCGAAAAATGGGAACAGCAGTTTTACCGCGAAAACAAGGAAATCGTTGACCTGCGCCCGCAGCTTACCAAAGAGGAAGAAGCCGAAAAGCAGCGCCTTCTGGCGCTTTTAGGCGAAGCATGATACAAAAAGGAGCCGTTTATGCCGAAAGTGTCCATAGACACCAGCCTGAACACGGTGCAGGTCGTAAAAAGCGGCAACGACCTGCAAAAGACAATGGACAAGCTGGGGCGATCCATCGAAAAGACCTTTGACGGCAGAAAAGCCAGCGGTTTGGGCGATGCTCTGAAGCCGCTGACCCAGGAACTGGCCAAAATCATGACGCAGGCGGGAGACACTGCCGCGCAGATCAAGGCATTGGAGAAAACCATCGTTGCCGCCGAGAACACCCGCGGGAAGTTGGCGGAAAGCCTTGGCAAGGCAAAAACCGAGGCTGAGCAAACTGCCGCCGAGCTGGAAAAAACGTACGCCAATGCCGACAAGGCCGCCTACGCGCTTGAAAAAGTAAACAGTGAGATCCACGCCGCTCACGACAAAGGGCAGCTGCCGAGCGACACCGCGCTGCTGAAAAGGAGCGATTTGACGGAACAGCTTACGCAGGCTGACGCCAAAATTGCGGAGCTGGAAGCCAAGCTGGAGCAGCAAAACAGCACAGCGGCCAAAATTACTGCCGAGTTTGAAAGCCAGCGGCAGTCGCTGGAGGGAATGACCCAGCGCCATGCGGAACTGGCGCGCCGGATGGAGCAGGAGCAGGCCGCCGCAGCGAACCAAGCTGAAACCTTGCAGCGCGCCCAGACAATGCAGGCGGGCGACGACGCGATGCAGCAGTATTTCAACAAGCAGGCTGCCGACATCGAAAAGCAGTACGCCAAAATTGCAGCGGCGCAGGAAAAAGCCTATGGCCCGGAAACCGCCACGCATCACGCCGAAAAAGTCGTGGCCGCGACCAAAAAGGAGATTGCAGCGCAGGAAGCCGCTGCGGAGGCTGCCAAAAAGCACGCCGCGGCGGAGGCAGGCCAAGAGGCGGGAAATGCCAGCAGCACTGGCGGTGCCAGTGACAGTGCCAAGCGGGCAAGCTCCGCTTTTGGCGTTTTTGCCAAACGGCTGAAAAGCATCGTGTTCAGCGCACTGATCTTCAACGTCATTTCTTCGGCCCTGCGGTCATTGACCTCCGCCCTGGGCAGCGCTGTCGCCAAGACGGACGGTTTCGGCACGGCACTTGCCCGCCTAAAGGGTGCCGCCGCGACCGCGGCCGCCCCACTGGTCAATGCACTGGGCAGCGCGCTGACCTATGTGATGAACCTTGCCGCCAAGGCGTTTGCCTACCTGGCAAAGCTCATCAGCCTGCTGACCGGCAAAAGCCTTTCGGGCATGCAGGCAACAGCCAAGAAGATGACCAGCGTCGGCACCGCGGCCAGCGGTATGGCCAAGCAGACCGACAAAGCCGCCAAGAGCCTTGCCGGGTTTGATGAAATCGAGCGGCTTGACGAGAAAGACAACAGCAGCAGCGGTGGCAGTGGAAGCGGCGCAGACGCCACGTTCGGTGCGCTGTCCGAGGTCGGCGACGTAAGTGGCATCACGGGTGCTATCGACAGCATCAAGGCCGCATGGCAGCGTTTCACCAACGCGCTGGCCCCGTCCGCAGCGGCGTGGAGCGCAGCGTGGGAACAAATCAAAGCCGCCGCAGAGGCAGCGCTGCCGCAGCTGGAGGCGTCGTTCACCAACCTGTGGCAAAACGGGCTGGCTCCGCTGCTGGACTATTTTGTCTTTGATTTTGTACCCGGATTTGTAAACGGGTTGAGCCTGCTTCTCGCGCCCGTAGTCGGCGACGTGGTAAGCACCGTGATCACATCGGGCACGGCGATCCTAAGCGCGCTGGCCAATATGCTGACGGATTCTATCAACACATGGATTATCCCGGCGCTTGACCTTGTAAAGCAGATATGGCTTGACCTTGCAACTGCCTGGAACGAAACCTGGACAACGTACATCTCCCCGATTTTTACCGCGTTCTGTGAAGTCGTGCAGGATGTGTGCGACATTATTCAGCGGCTTTGGACGGAGGTCATTGACCCAATCCTGGCAAGTTTGGTCACCAGCCTGACTGAGCTGTGGAACACTCACCTGTCCCCGCTGTTCAGTGACCTGATCGCCGTGGGCGGCGACGCGATCAACGCAATCGCTACGGTCATCAAGGCCCTGTGGGACAATGTGATCGACCCGCTGGCCAACTGGCTGTTAAGCACCTTCGGCCCGGTGTTTACGCAGGTGTTCAATTCCGTTGCCGGCATCGTGACCAACGCCATCGGTATTGTGGCCGACGTGCTGGACATTGGCCTGATTTGCCTGCAGGCCGTGATCGACTTTATGCGCAACGTGTTCGAGGGCGATTGGGAGGCCGCCTGGCAAGTGGTTCAGGACGCCGTAAGCGATATTTGGGATGTCATCAGCGACCGCATCCGGGGCGCGATCAACAACATTATCGGCTTTGTGAACGGAATGATTTCCGCCATTGTATCTGGTCTGAACACCGTGATAAACGGCCTGAACAGCCTGTCCTTCGATGCGCCGTCCTGGGTGACGGACCTGACCGGCATCTCGTCGTTCGGGTTCAACATCGGCACCGTCACGGCCCCGCAAATTCCGTATCTGGCGCAGGGCGCGGTCATCCCGGCCAACCGGGAGTTTCTGGCCGTGCTGGGCGATCAGAGCCACGGCACCAACGTGGAAGCCCCGCTGGACACCATCAAGCAGGCTGTGGCCGAGGTCATGGAGGACCTGCAGGCGGGCCAGATGGCGGGCTTTGAGGCCGTGGTTTCCGTGCTGCGGGAGATCCTCTCCGCCGTGTACGGCATTGAACTGACCGACGAGGACGTAGGCCGCGCCGTACAGCGCTGGCAGCGCAAACAGGCCATTGCAACAGGAGGTGTGTAACGTGACCCTGACTAATCTGTTCCAGATCGATGGCAAATCCCTGTACGCACCGGACTGCGACATTGAACCGAGCTATTCTGACCTAGATTCCAGCGATTCCGGCCGCGACGAAGCCGGGTACATGCACCGCGAAGTGGTGCGGGAAAAAGTGGCTACCTGGCCCATCGCCTACAGCTGCCTGACGGATGATGAATACAAGTACACCATCGGGCTGTTTGCAGGCAAGGCGACCTTCCAGTTCACCCACCCAAAAGCCGGATCTTCCACCGAGACCGAAACCACCACCTGCTACTGCAGCAAATACGGTATCGCCTGGCATAATGCCAAGACGAAACAGTGGAAAAACCTTAAATTTAACATTATTGAATGCTGATTGAGAGTTAGGAGGTAGGAGTTAAAACGAGCCTAGGGTCCAGCTCTGTAGGGAACGGTCTCGACCGTTCCGGGGCTTTGCGGTAGATGCCATAACAGGATTTACCGCAAAGCGACGGGCGCACGCGCACACCATGAACTCCTAACTCCTCACTCCTACCTCCTAACTAAAACCAAAGGAGGTGTATATTTGCTCCAACCAATTCTCACTCTCCCAAGCGGTACGGAACTGCGCGGCGGCCAGGCGGGCAGTGCGGTCGAAAACCTGACGCTGCACACTGCGGTAAACGCCGGGCAAGAATTCGCCATTGGCTCTGCTTATTCAGACTACATCGAGGCCGAAATCTGGGCGGACCCAGGCGGCAGCCTGCAAATTACTGCCGGAGACGTCCTGACCTACTACCGGCTGGACGATGCCGGGAACCGCACCAAGGTGGGCATTTTCTACGCCGAAAAGCCCACCCGCACCAAGCGCAACAGCTACAAGGTCACGGCCTATGACACCATGTCCAAGCTGGATGCGGACTTTTCCGGCTGGCTGCGGGCCAATCAGGCGCAGTTCCCCAAGACCATCTGGCAGCTGGTTCAGCTGGCCTGCCAGCGGGCAGGGGTCACGCTTGCCGGCATCAGCCTGCCCATCAACGGCAGCTACAGCGTGCAGGCGTTCTATGCGGATGATTTAA